CCCGTACTCCGCCGCGGTCGCCAAAAGCTCCGCTTTGGTCATGGCATCGAGATCGGGGCCTTCGGCCTCATCGTCGGCGCCATCGTCCCCCTCATCGCCACCATCGGCCGCTTCGGGCTCAGGGGCGGGCTCAGGGGCCGGCTCTGGTTCAACGGCCGCTGGTTCAGGCTCCGGTTCCGGCGCCGGCTCAGGGGCCGCTGGGGCCACGGAACGACCCGACTTGGGCTTAGTCCAGCCCGGAGTAGTCAGAAGGAACTCCGCGTCTTTGCCCGGTACATCGAACACGCCATCGGCATCCCCTGTCACAGTCCCCGTACCGTACTTGAGGCCCAGCTCCATGCCGGCCAGACTTGGATTCTTGATCTTCATTGTCCTTTTTCCCTCCGAAAAGTAGAAAGGGCGAGCGAACTAATGCCCGCTCGCCCCGTTCTACCAGCTTTCGCTATGGGCTTCCTCCCTTAGAGGCTGCCCGCTTCGCGACCGATGTTCTTGACCACGATGTTCTTGGCGGGCGTGTACAACTTTATCGCACCATAGACTACCTGAGCCCACCTGATGCTCGTGTCGATGGTTGCGAGGGGAATCCGGGTCATTGGCAAGAGCTGAGCCCATGACATTGACCGCTGATTCTGCTGCAAAACGAAGCCCTTGGTGGTCCCCGGAATGTCGCCGTTGCTGTCCGTAATGACCTGCGTTGCGCCAGTGCGCGCGACGCGTGTCATGAGCTGAGCGGTGCCCGCTGCGCCGCCGACCGTGGAACGGTACAGCTCGTAGAAGGTCGTGCCCTGCCCACCGTCTGCCACCGTGAAGGTGACGTTCTCGCCCGCAGCTACCGTGACCCCGGCCGTGGTGACCGGAGTGCTGACGCCGTAGCGGTTGCCCGCCATGACTTGGTAGATGTACACGCCCGCGTCAGCCAGGATGAACTGGCTGCCCGTGCCGGCCGCTGCCGGTGCCACGGTGATCGTGGGAGTGAGCGGTCGCTTCGAAGCGTCGCCCAAGCCGTTTGCAAGCGGCGTCTGGGAGTCTTCAAAGAACACGTGGTCGTGCAAGTTGATCTTGCCGTGCTGGCCCTGGAAGGCCGTGACGGAAGCGCCGAGCACACCGGGTGCCGGTGCAATGGCGAATCGTTGCCGCTCGTAGACCTGCTTCGCGAGATCCGAGAATGCCCCGGCGCTAAAGTAGGCATCGGTCGCCATCCCGTAGTTTTCGCGAATCTGCAACAGCATGTCGTTCATCGCGTTTTCAGTGAGCGCAGCGCCACGAAGGTCGACCACGTTATCCGGCGCCGCATCCGAGATCAGCTTTTCGAGACCGTCGAGCTGTTCGGGGATGAGCGAGGAGTTGCCGAAGAACAGGGAGTTTTCCAGATTCTTCAACAAATCCATGGTCTTGTTCATGGTTTCGAGCGCGATCACGTTGCCGTGCGCGGCTCGAATGGTGTTGGCTACGTGCGTGACGCGGCCGACAACGCCCAAGAATTTCGTGAGAACCGTCACGCGTTCGTACGTGCTGTCCTCTTCCTCGGGAAGAGCGCCTTCACTCATCCAACCCATGTTGAAGCGACGGCTGCCTGAGCGGCTGTAGCTTACAAGTCGGTTGAACTCCTCCACTGTGTTCTGTGCACTCACCTTGGAAATGCTACGAAACAGCTTGATTTCTGACATTTCGAACGTCAGATTTTTGAGTTGTGATTCGAGACTTTCCGTCCTCAACGGAAAACCGACACCGGGCGCAACGCCTGGGTCGTTCACGTCACTGCCGGCCGTAAGGGCCTTGCGCAGCTCAGCTAGCTCGTCGGGCGACGATGTGCCCCAACCGCCGTAATCGCGGTAGTCACGCGCCGAAACAAATGATCCTACACTCATCTTGTTTTTCCTTTGTTCTTTCTAGGCGCGTTTAGGCGTACTGCCGAGCCGCGTCCGCCTCATTTGGATGGGTCTGGAGGAAGTTGTGAACGGCGCCGACTGTCTTCTGGTCGATGACGTTGCCCCCCTCGAACAGCCCGACCAATTCGGACGTTCGGTGGCCATTGATCTCGTGCATGCCTTTTTCAAGGTTCATGTACGTGAGGGTCGAAAGGATCTCGCTCTTGCGAAGCTCCTTACCACCCTGGCCAAGCTCACCGGGCAGTGCCTTGTGAAGCGGCTGCGCCCCGGAAAGCTGGGTAGCTCCCTTTGGTGCGGCCGGTGTGCGCTCCACGATGTTCAGGCGCTCTCCGAGAACCTGAATGACGTTGCTCTGGCTCTTGAGCAATCCACCGATCTGGTGAAGTGCCGCGGCGAGCTTCTGGTTCACATGAGACTGCTGGCCTTCGAAGGCTCCCGCGCTCTTGCGAATCGCATCGAGCTGATCTGCCGTGCGGGCAGTCAGCGCCTCTAGGAACGGCGACACATCGATGGTGTCGGAGAGATCAGGATCTTCCCGGTACACATCCATGCTCTTCTGGAAAGCGTGCGCCTCAGACTTGTCGAAGGGATTTTCCTTCTTGTCCTTGTCGTCACCCTCTTCGTCGCCCTCTTCCTCTTCCTCTTCCTCATCGTCGCTCATGAAAGCGGCGAAAGCGTTGATCGTTCCGGCAGGAATGCCCGCGGCGCTCATCTTGGCGATCATGAGATCGTCAAGCCCGCCTACGTCACCACCACCGGCCGTTGCGCCTGAGCTTGCACCACGCTCGTCCACACGGCCGCCGGTCTCCACCGATGTGCCGCCGTACGCTTTGGTCAAGCTCGTGGCGTCCGCAGCCTTTAGAAGCTCATCGAGAGCGTTCCCAAGACCGTCGTCAGTCACTTGCGGCTCCGCTGGAGCCTGGTTCTCATCCGGCATGTTCACTATCCTCCGTTTCGGCGTGCCACTTCATCGCGTACGCCACGATTTTCTCTGCTAGCGCGCCGTCCAGGTTTGGCCGGATTGCGCGGAGTTTTTCGATCGCCTCAGTCGCTTTGTAGAGGCGCTTTTTCTTTTTCTTTTTCTTGCCGCCTTCGAGCGATTCATCGCGAAGCGGGAAGCCTTCACCGGGTGCAGTGCCGGGGTCGCTCACGGCGTTGCCGGCGCTCAGCGACTTGGCGAGCACATCGAGCCCGGTGTTCGTGTTCACGGGGCAGCGCGTGATCGCGACCTCGCGCACGGTCGCCTTGCGCACGACCTTGGGGTTCACGGAGTCGCGCTCTTCGATCTGCCCTTCGACGCTAAACCCGAGTCGGCGGTCGCTCTTTTGAAGCGCCTGCGCGATGTTCCAAAGGTTGTCAGAGCGTTGGTGGCCTTTGAGCAGGTAGCCTTCGACGTACCAACCTTGCTCCCCATCGGGCAGCTCCCGAAGCTCGCAAAGGTCGGGATACCCGACTAGGGCCTCAGTGCTGTGATCGTGGTTGTCATTGAACCAGCCACCCTTCAAAAACGGGCTGAAATCGAGCCCCTTCTGGATCAGGCGCTCGCCTTGGCGGTCGACTTCGCCAGTCGACACGATGCCCCCGATGCGGCGCTCTTTGGAGGGATCGACTCCCGCCTTTTCAAAGCACTCAACTTGAACATCGAACTTGAATGGTGTTGCCGTCAATGTCGCCCCCCGAACGCAAAAAAGGCGGCCAACCGTCGATGGTTGAACCGCCTCTAATGGCCACGCCCCCGCGTGACCTAGGCCCTGGTGATGATCTGACAGTATCCCCTAGGGCGTGTCAACTCTTGGGGACGGTGAAAACGGCCTTTCGCAGCTCGATCTTCGCCCTAGCGAGGATAACCGCGCGCTTGCACGAGCCGCAGTTGATCTCCACGTCGCCGCTCTTGTGCAAAACCACGATCGACGTTTTCGCTTTGTAGCGTGCGCCGGAACTACTCTTGCGGAATATGGGACGATCACAGTGCGGGCAGTGCAAGTGCTTGTCGCCGTTCATTATCCCTTGTTCAGTCATGCCCAGATTTTTCGATACGCTTTGTGCACGAATGCGAACTGCCGTGGCCAGCGAAGCATAAGCCGCTGGCGATGGTACAGATAGAGCATCGTGACTTCGGCGGCATTCTCGATGGGCTCGCGTAGCGCGTAGTCGCTCACGTAGCCCTCATCCTTGCTGATCGTGTCGAGCGACGCATGCCATGCCTTGACCGCTGCGATGCTGCCGAGTTGCCGGATGAGGTAGACGTTTAGCGAGTGTCCGATCTCATGCGGGAGCACGCGCGCGATGCGCTCCGCGGGAAGCGTTTGCGAGATACGGATCTCGTTGCCGCTCCAATACGCGTAGTCGTGTTCATCGAGCGGGTTCTGCACCCGCGGGATATCCGTAGTAACAAACGTGATACCCACGTCTTTGTCAAAGATTTCGGGGGGTGTCTTGTCGATCACCTTCTGGATCTCATCCATCATGGTGGGGTCGCCGACACGCACGCTGATCCCCTTTTCGGGCCGGCTATCCCCGTAGCTCAGCACGGGCGCATCGGGTGTCGGCTTCGGGAGCGCCTTGCGCAGATCCCAATTCAGCCAGTCGCTTCGCAGCAATGACTCCGGCACCATCTCGCCCGTTTCGTCGAAAGCCCAGCCTTCGGGCACGTGGATGATATCGCAGCCACACCACGGATGGACGGGGCCGACCGTGGCCTTCCAATCGCGTGCCTTGCGGCCGACGTTGCTCCCGTTCTCGACCAGCTCACTCATCTTGAAGATCCGCAGTTGGCCCGTGGGCAGCTTGTGCAGCCTCATGCAATGCGGGCACGCGTCCGGGTTTGGCATCTTGGCGACCCGGATATCTTCGGGATCGCCGTAGCGTGAGGCGAGCCCCTGGACGATGCCCTCTTGCATGGCCTTCTGCTTCTCAGTGGCCGCGATGCGCTTGAAGTCGCGAGACCAATCCCCGGTCTTGTCGCCCAAGTCGCTCGCGAGCTGGCGCCACGTTTGCTGGCGCTGAATGTTCTCCGCGGTGGAGTCTCGGATCACGCCTTCGTAGCGCCGCCGCAGATCCTTGTCGGCCTCGATGGCGATGGTCGAAAAGTCGTCCGATATCTTGTTCCCGAGCCCCTTGATCTCCGTGGCCGCGGAGTGCTTGGCCCATTCGACCGCGTGCTTCTCGTTCGGCCCTATCGGGATCTTCGGGGCGAAGTCACTCACGAATTGCTTGTAGGTGAGCCCGTGGCGCCGCTTTTTCTCTTCGTAGGACCGCGACGCGCTCAGGACGTGCCCATAGCGGTAGGCGTCTTCGATGGCGTCCATGGCCGCTGGGGGCATCTCTGAGGCCGTGGGGACGAATGTATGCCGTAGGTCTTCGGGGAGTATCCCCGCGTCGATTAGGCGCTCTACAGAGCCCGGCGGTAGGGTCTCCGGGCCGATGGTCCCGGCGATGAACGCTTGGTGGTAGTCTTCGACGATCTGAGTCAGCTCATACAGCTCCCCCGGCGTGATCAACGGCTTCGGGGTGTCGGCCTTGGTGAGCTTCACCTTGATCGTCTCTTCGATGTAGTGCCGCATCTCAGACACCATCTTGTCGAGCTGCTTATCGTAGGCGCGTTCGAAGCGGCCCACGCTCGTGAGCATCGCCTTGTAGCGGCGGAACGTGCCCTTGCCGTAGCGCGGAACGGGCTCCGCTTTGACCAGAAGTCCGTTTCCGACCACCGCTTGGGCGATCTCGATAGGATCTAGGTCTGCGGGCGCGTCGACTCGAATCTTGGCTTTCGCCGCCACGTCGCCCCCCTGCATTACGGTGTCGTGACCAGATCCCCGGCGACCATGACGCGTACGCGCGCATTGCTCGTGAGCGACGTATTGCTGATCGATACCGAACTTGTGTTGACCGTGGCGAGCAAGTAGGCGAGCACGCCATCCGCTGCGCTCGCGCCCGAAGGATCGGCGGGTCGCTGGACCTGCATCGCGCTCGCGCCCGGAGTGCTGTTGATCCCGTTGGTAATCCCGATGGAATGTCCCAAAATGGCCAGTGCGGTGCCGCTCTGAATGTCGATTTCCGACCCGGTGCCGGTCGTGGTGCTCGCGAGCCGCAGCTCGCCGCCGTTATCCGACGCAACGGGCGCTTGGCCGTTCAACGCAAGGCACGAGTTGATGCGGTTGACGACCTGAGCGAGCGACTGATCGGCCGCATCGAAGCTGCACGAGACCAGCCCACCGTTGTCCACATCGAGATTCAGGGTCTCGCCGCCGGCAAAGCCGGTCGGGTAGGTGCCCCCGGAGCCGTCCACGATTGCAGCCGTGGCGAGCGCACCCCCGAAGGTCACTTCGATCTCTAGGTCGCTTTCAACGTAGATGAGCCGGGCTTGGGTCACGTCGCCCATGTCGATCGCGAGGTTCGTAGTGCCCGACTCGATCGTGAGCACTTGGGAGATCGCGTGGTCGAGCGTGTCTAACAGCTCCGTGAAGCTCCGCTCGAAAAGGCAGTCGTCCAGCGAGTTATTGAGACCCACTTCGAGCGATAGCACTGTGTTGGTTCGTACCCCCATCATTCCCCCACGATCTCTACATCGATGATCTGGCGATCATTGTGCACTCTTTGGCTCTTCCGCAACACTTCGACGGTACGGATGGCCGACTCAGAAGCCGCTAGGGCTTCCTTCTGGGATGCCTTGCCGCCCTTGACCCCCGAAGGTAGGTCTTTGCCCGAAGCCGACTCTTTGCCGCCCCCCTTGGCGCCTGGGGGGCCTTGCTGCTTCCCCTTGTCGTCGCCCTTGTCTTTGTCCTTGTCGGAACCGCCGAACCAGTCGGGAAGGCCACCGGAGTCGCCATCGCCGTCCCCGTCGCCTTCCTCGCCGAAGCCGCCTTCCTCGCCGCCCTCATCCATGCCGGTCTTGCCCTGGACCCATTGCAGGAACGTCGGGTCGAGAATGATCTCCCCAAGCCCATCGGGCAGCGGATCTTGATCCATCTCAGCGCGGATTTCGTCGACCGTCTTGACCTTGGTGACTTCAAGCATCCGAGCCTCACGCTCTTTGTCTTCGGCCTTGGCATCGAAGCCGGTGAACTCGAATTCAAAGTCGGGCTCTAGCTCCCACACGATATGCTGATTGATCGTGTCTTCGATGTGCTCGATGAGCGGCCGGAGCCCCTTATCCTTCGACTCTTGCACTTCGGCCTGGTTCGGCCGGGATTCGAAGAGCGATGAGCCGCCGCCGCCGGAGCCGTAGATGAACCCGATCTCTAGGGGGTCGATCCCGTAGACCGAACAGATCGACTTGGTTAGGAAGTCGAGCCACTGGCCAAACTCCATTTCGCGGTTCGTCGAATGGAGCGAGACCCATTGCAGGTCTTCCGCATTCAGAATCGGGGTCTTCCAACTGTTCTGGACGCCCGTCACCATCGAGTACCACATGCGTCGGAACGCGCGGAGCTGGCGGTCTGGAATGGCGCCCTTGACGTTGATCACGCCCTTGATTGCGGAGCCCTGAGAGAAAAATTTGGTATTGTATTCGAAGCCATAGAGCCAGCTCGTGATCATGCGGATGAGCTGTTCAATGGGCGAAAACCCGAAGCCATTCACGCGCAAGTCGCTTCGCGGGTTCATGACGCTCCACGCCATATCGTCAGGGCCGAACTCAGCGATCACGGAGTCTTCGTAGACCTGGACGTAAGCGACCCGGTTGCGGCGCTCTTCTGGGTCCATGTGCTCCACGTCCGCGACTGCGGGACGGATAGTCTCCGTGGGCAGCGCGATGAAACGGCTAATCCGACCTTTGCGGTCGCGGATCTTCTCGATGCAGATTTGGTCGTAGGTGAGGCAGTCCCGCACGATCTTCTTTAGGAAGCTGCGGAACGAGTCGCGATCGTACGCCTTCTCATCGGGGAGCATGTACCCGGTGGTTTCGATCATGCGCTCTAGCTCAGTCGCCTTCGTTTGCTGCGCTTTCGTCATGACCTTGGTTTTGTCGCGACGGTCCCGAAGGATAATGCGGTAGCCCCGGTCGTAGTCGCCTTGCTGCGGCACGGCGAACTGGCTGAGCTGGTTCACGCGGGTCTGGATAATGGCCGCGATCACCGTGTTCGATATGCTCATTTGGCGGAGCGTATCGTACGTGAGAATGCTGGGACGTTGCCGCCAGCCGCCCCAATCCATGACGCTGTAGGGATCATGAAAGAGACCACGGGGCTTCTCTTCCGTGGGCTGCGCGAGCCCGCCCTTCATGAGTGCATCCTGCATCTCATCGAACGGCACATCGTCGCCAAGGTCATCGGCCTTGCGCAATGACTGCATGGCGCCGTCAAGAGCGCCCGTCCCCGCCGTTCGGATATCGTCTAGGAGCCCCATTAGTTACACGTGCAATGTCCGGGCGGGATCAGAAGAGTCTGCATCTTGGTGAGGTCGTGGTAGCCGTGTACCGGACAGTCGCCGTCCCCCTTTACCACGAACTCCGGTTCGGGTGCGGTAAATGCGCGCCGGGTCTCCGCGACCTGAGACTTGCGAAGCGCGATGCTGGGGTCTTCGGTGTCATCGATGAACGAGCCTTGCTCATGGTGGTCGGCGAGCTGCGCCGAAGGCCGTGCTCCGGGGTCTTCCTGAATCCAGGGAGCCTCTTTGGAGTAGTGGGCCACTTCGCCCCTGTACCCGTTGCCCGCATCGTTGTCGAAGCCGCTCACATCGGGCTGAATGAGCCCGGAGTTGCGGAGGATATTGGCGATGCTCACGGCCGTCGCATCCTTGCCGGCAGCCATGAGATCGGGGTTGTTCCGCATGTAGACGACCAGCTCGTTCATGATGCGCATGGCAAAGAAGTTGAGCTGATCATCGTAGCCCGTGGGCTTGTTTTTCACGTGCTCGCATTCCTGCTTCTCGTGCTCGTAGGCTTGCTCTACGAACGCCCCAAGGTACTGCGGCAAGAGGTTGTCAGAGAGCTTGCGGCCCTTGCTCTCCGGCCCGCTCAGCTCAAAGGCATAGAGCCCCTTTTTGAGCGAGGGTTCGAAGTGGCTCTTGCGAGCCTTGCGTGTATTGCATCGGCCGATGAGCTGTTGCACTACGTCGTCCGCGACACCCGCGGCCTTCATTTTGCCGATCAGCTCTTGGGTAATATCCCCAGCCTTCATCTTTGCGATCAGCTTTTGGATGATATCGCCCTTGCTCTTCCCCATGAACGATGGTCCGCTTCATTTGCGTCGGCGCAGTCCGCATCGAAAGGAGCCCGTCAGGGATATCCCCGCGCATCGCATGCGCGATTTTTTGCGAAGATCGAACGTCCGCGTTGTCGAGCTTGTTTTTGATCGCCCTAGCCATGCCATCGATGCTGATCTCATCGTTGCCAGCTTCGACGGCCTCCGTGAAGTCTTTGAGATCCTTGGGAAGCCCCTCGATCACGCCGACCGCCCAACCGCCACCCAAGACACTGCGGGCATCGCTGCCACGCTTGACCTTGCCACCGCCCGCACCCGGTGCGTCCCGGTAGATCCACTTGCCCCCGGCACCACGCGTGCGCTGCCGGCCTTTCTTGGAGCCCGGTGCGCTGTGCCAGCCGCCGCCACTGGCCTTGCGGAGTGATTCGAGCCCATCGATGGCGTCGCCGCTTTTCTTGTGGCGCATGTACTTGGCCGCGTGGGTATGCCCCTGAGCCGCGTCGTCATGAAAGTGGGCCGTGTGGACGGCGGCCCGGATCTTGTCGTTCGTTTCCTTGCCGAACTTCGGGTCGACGCCGCCGGAGATATTGGCCCCTTCTCCGACGCCGAGCTTCTTACCGTAGGCTTTGACTTCCGCGGCGTGCTTTAGCTCGCGCCATTCGCTCATCTTGTCGCGGTACGCGTCGCGGTGCTTGCCCGCGGCGCCGTAGTGGTCGCTCTTCGAATGTCCAGGGAAGAGCTGTTGCACGGCCTTGCCGAGCCCGGATGCGGACTGGATCTGATCCCACGTGGGATTGTTCTGCCCCTTGATATTGAACTTCTGGCCCCGGTAGGAGTCGGGCGAGATATCGATCGCGGCGTGCTTGGCCTTGGCTTCCTCGCGCTGCTTATCGTGCGCGGGCTTTAGGTGAATCGCATCGAAGTGCGCATTCTTGGCGCTCTCGATTGCTCGCTGGATCTTCGCGTCGCCGTGCTCTTTAGCCCAGCTTACCGCCGCTTCGATATCCTCTTTGGGTACATCGGTGAAGGCTTTGAGCTTTTCCGCGGCGTTGTCGTTCCACTGGTTCAAGTGGTGGTCGTGGTAGAGATCGACGATCTTCTGGGTCTTGGCGCGCGCGTTCGGATCGGTATCCTTCGTAGCTCCGGGGCGCTTATCGTATTGCTCTTTGGTGTAGTAATACTTGTAGCCCTTGCCCCCAGCCTTCGGGACACGCTTGTAGTATTTGCCGCCGCGCTGCACACCTTTGAGCAACACTTCGAGCCCTTCGATCGCATCGGCGCTCTTCTTAGCGTCCATCTCAGCCTTCTTTTTGCGCCACGCTTCGAGCGGATCTGCGCCCTTCATACCGCCGCTCTTCTCTTTGTTCCGGCGCACGGTCTCTGCCAGCTCCGCATCGGTCGAACTGCGGTAGCCGCTCTCCGCGCGCGTTCTGACGTTGCGCCTCTTGTTCTCCGCCAGCTCCGCATCGGAGCGGCGGCCCTTTGCGCGGTCTGCCCCGCGCTCTTCGGGGCTCTTGACCTTAGTGCCCTTCGGCCAACGGCCCTTGCCCTTGCCCGCATCGATAGCCGCCGCTGCTTTGCTAGGCGGCACGAATACATCGATTCTTCCGCGCTCTGTACCGGAGCCTTGGCGCACGGTGATATCGGATTTGCTGCCAACTAGCGTGGCCGCCACCGCGTTCATGATGTTATCGATAGTCCCTTGTGGCAGCGTCTTATCGACCGTGAGACTCAGCTCTTGCGTGCCGTCGTCATGCGTGAGCGCGGTCGAGCTTTCCACGCCTGCGATTTGCTTCACGGCCGTGGCCATGCGCTTGCCCGTTCCTTCTTGTAGCTCTCTGAGGCCGCTCTTGCCGGAACGCTCCCGCTCCGCATCGGTACGTCGACCCTTGGTCTTCTTTTCCGTCTCACTAAAGTCAGCACTTCTAAGCGCCAACTTCTGAGCCTCTTCTAGCGACGATGCGTACCCCAATTTTTTGGTGGGGTTGCCCGCTTGCGACACGTGAAACAAGCCATCTTCGTCCGTAGCGTCAACAAAGATCCCGTGATCGTATTTGTAGCGGGTTCCGCCGTACTTCATGTTGCGAATCACGGTGGGCTTGCTGCCTAAGTCGCGACCGCCCCATGCTTTGGTCTGGCCTTTGGCCTTGTCCGCTTTGCGCTTTCGAGCGTCGTCCTCGCGCTTCGCGAACACGTTGCGCATCTCCGATACCCGATCCCGAAGCGACGGGGGCACGACGTGGTGCTTGGGGCCGAACCGCTTGTCAGCGACTTCAATGCCCCTCGCAAGCTCCTGGTAGGCCGCGTACTTCACCGGCCACTGTACGGAGCCGTCATAGGTGCGCTCGCTATCCCAGAGCTTGTCAGCGGCCTCTATGATGCGCGCCTTCTCGCCCTCGGAAGGATTCAGCGGATCGATAGCATCCGCGGCGTCGTTCTGGTTCTTAGCGATGCGCTTGGCTAGCTCGAAATCCGTAGCCTCAGTGACCGGGGTGAGCTTGGTTCCGCCCGTTGGCGCATCGAGCACCATGATGTGCCGAACGCCTTTGATCGTGCTCCGAAAGTCGGCTTGCTCCGCGTACCACGCCTCGTTTTCGAGCTTTGTGCGCGCCATGTCAGCGGCGAGTGCCCGGCCTTCGGGGCTCGCATCGTTCGCTTTGCGGTTCGCCGCGTGCCAGCCCTCCGACCACGCATCGAGATAGGGCATGGTGCCGCCGACTTTCAAATCGAACGGCGTGCGGGCCATGAACTCTCTGTCTTGTGCGGACGCTTGAATGCCTTCCGCATGCGCTGCGGCGCCACGTGCGCGAGCTTGCTCCGGGGAAGTCCACTTGCCGGCGCCGCTCTTGGCTTTGCCCTTGGCTTTGCGCTTACCGCCCTTGCGGGGGCTACTCTGCCAGCCGCCGGAGCCGTCAGGATAACGGTACTGATACTTGCCGCCGACTCGCTTGCGCTGCCCGCCCTTAGTGCCCTTGGGGATATTGCCCCAGCCGCCACCACCCGGCGCACCCTTGGCGAGCCGGCCTAGGCTATCGATTGCATCTCTCATCGAATATCCCCCACAACGAACCGCCTCTTGGGCACGGTGAACGCTGCCTTGCGAAGAGTATCCCCTTCGAGTCGGCGCATCATCTTTTCAAGTAGGCCCGACTCTTTGAACTTCGCAAAGATGTTCTCGAAGAGCGGGGCCATCGCGTCGGTTTCCTCGTCGGTCGGCCAAAGCCCGTCAGGCGAGCTAGCCGCCTTCCGCAGTGCCACAAGGTACGTATTGCTGCGCCCTTGCTTAGCCATCTTGCGCTGTAGGTGCCGTTCGAAGCTGCGGGCGAACATTTCGACGTGGCTCCGCCAATACTGCTTCTCCGGCGGAGAGTAGAGCGGGTTCTTGTCCATGGCCGTCGTGATCCGGGCATCGAACTTTCTAAACGCCTCGCTATCACGGAGCGCCGTCACGGCCTCGCGCGTAGGCGACGGTGGACCTTGGCTGGCGCCGCGTGGGACACGGCTCCCCGTAAGGTTGTTATCCCGGTTGCGACCGCCATTTAGGTCGGCTGCGCCCGCGTTCGAATCAAAGAAGTGGCCCCATTCGTGCGCGAGCGAGCCCGCGCCGTTTAGCCGCGTCAGGTTGATCGCGTTGGCGGTGGGTTCGTAGTGCGCGAGTGCCCCCGCGACACCACGTGCGCCCACGGCCATCGCGAGCTTGCCGTTGTAGCCCATCATGCTCGCCGGCAAGCCAGTCAGCTCCGCCATGTCATCGAAGCTATCGACCAGACTCTTTAGATGGTGAACGCGCTCTTGGTCCGTGACGCTCTTGCCGAGCTGTAGGCCGCGCATCTTGAACGGGCCGCCCTTGCTCATGAGCTTGCGGCCTTGCTCGATGTGCTCGTAGCGGCTCTTCGGCCCCTTACGTTCCATCTTGTCCGTGTCGTACATGTCCCGAAGGTTGACCGCGTAGCCCTTGCCGCTCTTCTTTTCCCCGAAGGCCGCGTTGATGCTCTTGCCTTCCATGACCAGCATCGCCGCTTCGGTGGCTGCGCTATTGATCGCGTCGGCGTCTGGCCCGTGCTTCCTAGTGGCGCGGGATTTGATATCGTCGACTTGCCGCGATGGCCGTGTCTTGCCGCTCACTTGGCCGTTGTACGCCTTGCGCAAGCTCTCGATCTCCGCGGGGTGCTTGCCTTCGGCCCTGGCCCGCTGATACGCCGCACGGATCTGATCTTCGAGCCTGGTCGGCTCCGTGGTCGGCGGCCCGTAGCTGGGATACCGCATTTGCGGAGCTGCTTCGGGAGCACGGCCCGACGCGGAGTGCTTCTCGATGATCCCTTGAACCGTCGCGTACGCGTTGTAGTAGCCTTCGAGCGCGTCCCGCTGCCATTCCTTGGAGACTTCCGCCCACTTTTCGGGGTTGTTCCGGGCCTCTTCTAGCTCCGCCGCTTTCGCCTTGTACTCCGGGCTTTGGTGGTAGTCGTAGGTGCCCCGGCCCTCACGCTTCACGTCCCTGAAAAACCAAGCACGAGTAGGCGCGGTGCCGACCTTGGGCGGCTTCGCGGGGAACTTGTTCATCGCGAAGTAGTAGTGCGCTTGGTGGAGCACCCCATCTACGCCTTCCGCCTTCTGCGCGCGCCCGATGAACTCGATGGGCTTCTCACGGAGTAGGAACTTCCGCGTGAACATGGCGGGTGCGTCTTCTGAATCAAGAGCTTCGCGTAGGCTCTTCCAAGCCATCGCCCGGTGGCGCGCGCTGCCGAACACGTCTTCGCCGATCTGGCGTACGTTGCTATCCCGATCGTTGACGTACTCGCCTTCCTCGATCATCGATTCAGTCGTGTGCGACGCCTTGCCGCGTGGTGTGGAAGCGGGGGCCTTCTTAGGCGGCTGCGACTCTACATCCGCCTTGCTTTGCGCGCCCACTTGCTGGACCCACATCTTGTCCGTCGCGCTCACTGTGAGCGCGAGCGATTCGCCCGTTGCGACGTTCATGGTCGCAAGGTGGATCTTGAACCCCTTCTTACCCGACGCGATGATCCGGTACTGTTCATCGCCGAAGGGATGCAACACGTCGCCCGGCTTTATGAACGACGCGGCAAGGTGCACGATATCGGGCATGCCTTTGGGCGTGTCGGGCTCTTTGGGCGCCTCAGTCGCGCCGAAGTCGAGCGTCGTTTGGCCCGCCTGCTTCTTATCGGGGGCCTTCTTTTTGGGTGCGCTTCGCTTGCGCGATGCGCCGCTCTGCCAGCCACCCTTGCCATCGGGATAGCGGTAGACCCACTTCATCCCCACGCGCTTGCGCTGGCCCCCACGCTTGCCGGCGGGAATGTTCCCCCAGCCCCCGGCTTTCTCTAGGTCGCCGACTACGAACCTATGTAGGGGCACGCTGTAGAGGCTCTTGCTAGTACCGCCCCGGCCGGGGATATCTACGATCTCGTCGCCGTCCCGATCCCGAAAAATGTACGCGCGCCCCTGGTCCTGCATCGCCTCGACCATGAGGCGAATGTCATTGACTGACTTCTCGTCTTTGGAGCCCGTCAGTTTTTCCGTGAGGTAGCCTAGATTGTGGGACGCTGTTTTGATCGCGTCAGCCACGTTCACGGCCGTGACTGAGCGCGACGGCTTAGCCATGGGCCACGGCTCGCCGTACTGGCCTTTGCGCGGCGGTAGCGTGTTTAAGTGCTCCGCGAAGTCGAGCCCGGTCTTCGTCAGGTCTTTTTGGTCATAAAACCCACCGTTGGAGAGAGCTAGGATACGGCCAAACTGCGGATGCGTTTCGACCTTGGCCCCGTCAGCGACAACGGACTGCATGAACGCTTTGAGCGTCGTGACCTTGCCATCGATGCTCCGCTGCTTATTGAGCGTCGCGTTGACCTTGGCCTTGCGCGCGGGGGTCATCTTGTCCGTGAAGCCTTGCGTGTCTTCGGCTTTGGCCTTCAACTTGGCGTCATTATCCTTTTGCGCTTGCACGCGCGCCGCCATCTTGTTCCGGCTTTCGGCTTGCCGTACGTCTAGGTTCTGTTCATCCGCAAGGTCTTTGCCATCGATGAGAGTGAGCATCGTGTGCCCCTCCGTTTCGACCATGAACTTGCCGTTGGCGTGCTTGCCGACGATCCTTCGTTCGCCGTCCGCAGAATTCCAACGCTCTTTCGTATGCGGCGGGAGCTTTTTGCTGGGGTCTTGCTTGGCCGGCGCGAGCTTCGCTTCGAGACTATCGCGGCGCTCGTGGAGCTTGGTTAGCTCGCGCTTGTCGATATCCGCCTGGATCTTCCCGGCCGTCGAAGGGTTGCTCTCGTTCTCGCCGATGCGCCATTCGCGCACGCCGATCTCATCCCGTGTGCGAAGCAACTCGCTCTCAGTCGCGCGCTTCGGGTTCGCGGCGCGCTTCTTTTGCTCTTCGACCAGCACGCTCGCCTGGTCACGGTAGTAGCCGCCGTTGTCCGTGTTCATCTCACGGTCCATCGAATCGGCGCTTGGGAGCGTGGCGCGAATGTCATCGAGCGCCCCGCTGAGAGCTTGGGGCGTCATCCGGTAGGCGCGCTGGCGGTACTCATCGAAATTGAGCGACCGGCGGGTGACCGGGCCGCGGGCGGCGTTCTGCCGGCGGCTCTCTTCGATGGACGCGTCTAAACGCTTCCCAGCCGCTTCCTTGCGCTCTTGCTCCCACCGCTTGGTCCTAGCCTCGAACTTCTTGACCTTGTGATCTACGAGTCGGCCTCGGATGCTCGTGTCCCGCTTAGGGCCGTGCTGCGGCTTGCCTCGGCTCACTCCGCTCTGCCAGCCGCCCTTGCCGTCCGGGTAACGGTAGAGATACCCCTTGCCGCTGCGCTTGCGCTGCCCGCCGTGCTTGCCGTTCGGGATATTACCCCATCCGCCCTTACCCTTTTCGAGCCCGCGCGCCATGATGGAACGCAACGAAGCCGCGTCCCCTATCGGTAGTCTCCCCGCCATTTACCGTTTCCTCGCTGTGAGCCTAACTCGCTTCTTCTTCTTTTTCCGCTTTGATTTCGGCTTGTCTTCGCCCACTAGCTCCGTGTCCTGGTAGGTCGTCTTCCCCTTCTCTTCGCGGGTGCGTGCATTCAGCTTGGGGCTCACGCGGAGCGGCTTGCCTGTTTCCCGGTCTTGCGGTTGCTTGAACGCGGGATCGCTTTCCGTCCGGTCCATCTCCCATTTGATGGCCGGCTTGGCGCTGAGCACCTTGCCATGAAAGCCCCATTTGCCGCGCGCCCGCTTGGCATCGGCTTGCCGGCGGTTCATCGCCTGGTCCCGCTCGCGCTTGTGGGCGTCGCTGTCTTCGGGGGGATAATAGATGCCTTGGTAGTCGGGCATCGGCGGCGTATCGAAGCGGGGTGCGCCTCGTGCTTCGCCTACCTGAATGTTCGGCGTGAGGATCGAACGGGCCTTCACGATCAAGGTGGGCTCGCTCTTGACGACCAGTGTGGGTTCCATGCTCTTCTTTGCCTCACCCTTCATGGCCCGCTCTAGCAACGCTTCGGGCGATGGCTTGTCGCCGAACATGCTGTCTTGATCTTCGGGGTGCTGGGCAGCGAGCGCGGCGTAGTCGCGGAAGACGGCGCTCATCTTTTGGGGGCCATTCTTGCGGATGAGCACTTCAAGCAAGGTCATGGCGCGGGGGTTGTCGAGAATCGGGTTCCGCTCCCCGAACATCTCCGCTTGCGCGAAGAGCCCCTTGAACTCTTTGTCGCTCATGTCGGCGTTCAAAGCTGCCCGGTGGCCTTGCCGAGCCCGGAAGCTCAGATCGTTGAACTGTTCAAGCGCGACTTTGAGATCATCCCCTAGGTCATACGTGGCACCGTGGGCCTTGGCTTGCGCCATGAACGGCACGCTTCGGGCGATATTCCCGACGATCTTGGCGGTCGTGTTGCTGAGCAAGTCAGCGTCGCCGACCGTGCGCCCTACAAGCACGCGCTCGACCAGTTGCTTGCCGTCCTCGTTCAACCGCTTGGTGCCCTTGACCATGTACTGATTCGAGTTGCGCTGATCGATCACGCCAACGCGGGTGAGCGCATTGATGAACCCTTCGGCCCGTGGCGAATCAAGAAAGGCATTCAGGGTCTCATCGGCTTCCATCGAATCGCCAAGTTGCTTGACCGCTGCATCGTCCAGCTTACGGCCCATGGCGACCTGCATCGTCCGCGGGTCCATCCCCTGAGTGAACGACTCGTTCATTTGCCGCACGAGTAGCTTCTGGTCGTCCGGTCCCGTCGACTCGACCACGCGCACGAGCACGGGGTTTTTGAGCGCCTTCACGTCTTCGGGGGTGAACCCGGTCTCATGGGCGTGGGCTTCCATGTAGGCCCGTAGCTCTTTGGCCCGATCGGGGTGCTTCTCATAAGCGAGTTGCATGCTCATCGTGCGCGAGTTGCCCCCCAGCACCACGCCGTTCTGGTCCAGAATGGGTGGGCCGTTGACCGCATCGGGGTTCGTATTGACCAGGAATGCGGGATTGAGCTTGTTCGCGTTCCGCATGACCTTGGCTTGTTCGGCCCGGTCCCGGTGGTAGGCGCGCTCTTGCACCCCTTCGGGATACCCCTCCCGTTGCTTGAATGAGTTGGGGTCATGCGACGCGACGGCCTCAGAGGCTTCCACGAGCTTGTAGCGGGCCTTTAGAGCCCGCGGAGCGCCGTTCTCGCCCGCTACGTACACCACGGCCGAAGCGCCCTCACGCGTCGGCTGAGAGCGCGGAATGACCGCCTGCACTTGGGCCATCGCATCGCGGGTCGGCTGGATGGCCTTGTCTTTGAGCCCTGGCATCGCCTGAGCCACGAGCGCGAGCCGCGCCATCGCGGGGCTATTGAGCGCGGCTTCAAGGGCCTCTTTGGGGTTGCCGTCCCGTGCCTTGGCCAGTGCCGAGCTGAGCGTCGCCAGCTCCGTTTCGGCCTTCCCAGCCAGATCGTCGACTTCGGCTTTGAGCGTCTTGCCGCCGGGTGGGTCGAGAATATCGGCCATCGCCTGGACGTGCCCAGCCTTGACCTTGCCGCCGCCGGCTAGGTTCTCCGCCCCCTGAATGGTCTGGCGGTAGGCCATGTTCCGGTGCTCTATGACGTTCCCAATGACCGCCGCGCGGGCTTCGGGCTCCCAGCCCTTGCGCTCTAGGACGGTGCCGAGCACCCGCTTCGCTTCGAACGGGCTCACCCCGGAACGCTGAAAGCTGGCCCTGAGCTTGGCGTAGACTTCGGGCACCCGCTTTTCGAGCTGCGCCATGCGCTCCGCGTCCGTGCCTTTCAGGTCGGTTAGCATCTCACGGGGCACGTGGCGGAGCACGGCGTTGACCGTCTGCGAAGCCCGCTTCTCCGCCCATTCGAAGTACCGATCGCCGTAGTGCTTGGCCATGAGCTTCGACCACTGGTCCGCAGTCACAGTGCGCTTGCGCTTGCCCTCACGGATCGTGATCTTGCCGTCTTTGTCGATCCCCAACACTTCGGCGACGCGCTCTCCGAGCTTCACGGTCTCGCCCACGGTCACGTCACGGGCTGCGGCGCTCTCCCGGTAGTAGTAGCGATACTTGCGCTTGCCGTTCACGTAGTACGGCACGCGTTTGATGTACTTGCCCCCGCGCGCGGCTTGCTCGCCTTTGCTGAGCGAAGTCACAAGGATGGGCTCATTATCCTCTGACTTTTGGAGCTTCATACCCGTCGACCGCAGCGCCCTTTCGAGCTGATCACGGACGCGGGGTTTCAGCGAGCTTGGGCCGTTGCGCACGTAGTGGTCGAAGGCTTCGGCGAACAGCTCCCCATCATCGGTCTCCGCGTACTGAGTCACGAACTCATCGGGGATCGATGCGTTGACGGTCCCGGCCTTGACCGCTTGCCGAAACGACTCCCCCATTTGCTCCGCGGTCTGCCCGTAGTGCGGCACGTTGCCCCACTTATCGAGCTTGTCGCTGCCGAGCTTTAGCTGTTGGAGTAGGAACTTCTGACGCTTCGCTTCGGGCGTGCCCTTAGCTTCGAGTGCTTTGAGCGTGTAAAGCACGTCCGCTTTGGGGCGGCCCTCGGAATTCATTTCGAGCAAGTCAGCCAGCTCTTCCACGTCGTCATCCGTGACCTTCTCACGCCGGCTTTCGTAGAAGTTGGCCCATTCCGCGCGCGCCTTGCTGCCCATGAGCTGGTAGTACACGCGGTGCCCTAGCTCATGCGTGACCACGCGTTGCGTGTTCCCGCTGTTGAACAGCCGCACATAGTCTTGCTGCACATTGTAGTAGCCGGCCGTCGTGAAGTTTTCGCGCCCCCGGTGCTCATGCCCTTCGACGGAACGGCGCGTTTCGTTGTGCACGTGCACGCGCAGCCCAGCCAAGGTCTTGCCGAGCCCCATCTTGTCGAGCTTCGTTTTGACCCGGAGCGCGGTCTCGACCACGTTCGCGATCTCATCGTCGCCCGCGGCCGTGCCTTCGAAGCCTTCCCCGTGGACGGCGAACTGAATGCCCTGCTTATTGAACGTGCTGATCGGGGTGCGACTTGTCTGCCCCGCGTGGGTATCTGCGATGAACGTGTCGACCGCATTCAGCAAGCCACGCACGCGCCGCTGAGTCTGCTTCCAAGCCGTAGCGGCGTACTCCGCCATCTCAATGCCGGGCGCGTACGTCACGCTCTCTTTGTGTTGCATCGCTTCGGGGAAGCCCCCTGTAAAGTGCATGCCGCTCAACTTGGTAGCTATGTCGCGTCGGCCGATCTCAGGGATATCCTCCGGCTTTGTCAGTAGGGCTCTGCCCTCTAGCCCAAGCACGTGGCTTGTGGCCCACCCGCGCAACTGCATCCCCATGTTTTCCACGACATTCTTGGCTTCGTAGAACTTCTCCGCAAACTCTTCGGGCACTTCGGGCTCAAAAGCGAAGGGGCGCTTCGATGGTTCGATCGCGTTGTGCGCATCCCACTGCGGCCGGAAGATCGTTTCGGCCTCATCCATGATTTGCTTCTGGAGCTTGGTGGCTTGGCGGAAATCTTTGCGCCATTGTGCGACCGCTTCGTGGGACAACGGCCCCCACACGTTCACGCGCTTCTTAGCCTTCTTTTTGCGCCCCGTGCGCTTCGGCTTGGCGCTATCGGGATACCAATACTGCCAGCTCCCAGCGTGGCGCTTGCGGTAGCCGCCGCGCTTGCTGTTCGGAACGGCGGAATAGCCGGCTGGTGGCCCCTCTTTGGGGGTCGAATCGCGCGTGAAGTCGAGCCCTAGCTGTTCGGCCTTCTCGATGGTCGCGAGTTTTTCGTAATAAGCCGCGTCTTCGGTCAAATGGTCCATGGCGATCTCGGTTGCGATGGCACGATCGCTCGTGTGCTCCATTTCAACCTTGATACCCGCCGCTAACTTCGCTTTGTCGAAGTCAGAAGGCTTCTTTTTGTCGGCGAGACCGCCTGGGATCTTGTCGGCCTTGCGAAACTCCGCCCCATCGAAGTCACGGGCCTGTTCAAGTAGCTCATCTTTGTCGAGCGCCACTTCGATACAGGGCACTTTTTGGTCGAGCGCCTTGCATGCGGCCCAACGGTGGTGCCCATCGAGAATAAAGCCGTCGTGACTCACCACGATCGGCTTTTTCAACGCTTCGGGAGTGTTTTTCAGCCGCTCGACCTTGGCCGTATCGAGTTTGTTCTGCATCGGTTGGAGCTTGTCGGCGTCGTAGCTCTTACGCTTGCACTTCGCGCCGTCTTTGCGCAGCTCTTTCAGGAATGCCGGGAGCTTTTTGGCAACGATCTGCGGCATTTCGATGCGCTTCTCATCGCCATTCAGGCGTTGCGCCTTGATCACGAGCGTGGGCTCGCTCTTGACCGCTATGGAGCGGATGGTGGGCACCTTGCCGTAGTCGGTTTGCGTCGTTCGGCGCCAGTACGCGATCACGCGCTTGGTTAGCTCCATGCGAATGTCGGAGCTGATATACGGCATGGCCCGCAGCACGGTCACAAAGCGTTCGCGAGCGAGCGCGATGCGTTGCGTTTGCTGAGTCTGGTCGAAATGCGCGTTGGTATCGACAATGAGCCGCTGTACCGCCTGCTCATCGGCGGAGTCGAGCCCCAAGCCGGCGGTCACGTCCTCGATGGTGACGATATGACGCGGCAACGGAGCATCCTCCGTGGTCATGTTCTGCCGAAAGATGCGATTCGCAGCGAGTTGGGGGTCTAAAAGGCCGCCTTTACCCGCAACAAGGCGCGCACGAATCTTGTTCGTGGGAGCCATCGACGGGAAGCCCGATGAAGCGTTGGTGTGCCAACGCGAGCGTTCTGCTTTGCGAAAGGCCACAAAAAATCACCGCCCGTACGCGGCCCCATTCATGCGCCTCGGATTCCCCCGAATCTGATTTGCGAAGCCGCGTACGGACGATCCCCCGATTAGAGACTGTTGTTTGAGCTGAAGCCCAAGCACCACGCCGACACGGTATCGCCATCGGGCGCGAGTGCGGTCGGAAGAGCGATGGTCCATGTGCCATCTACCTCTTGGGTTGCATCGGGGATCGCGGTTCCTGCCGCGGCCCCTGTGATCAGGTTGAGATCCACCTTTGCAGCCGAGCCCGGAAGCTGGAGCTGCAATGAGGGACCAGTGGCCTCACTCAGATAGATAACAGCCGGATCGAATGGGATGCCTGTGAGGCTCCCGCCTGCGCCGCCAGCGCCGACAACTTCGCCCACAAACGAATCCGTCATGTGCCGGCCAAGCCCTTGCGCGATCTCCCGATGATCCGCGTACGGAACTGAATCCTGCGAAGTCGGAATTTGCGATTGTGCGTAATTGTCTCTTGCCATCGGATAGACCTTCCCTCTTTTAGCGCCCGTTGGGTTGTGCGCGCGTCACAATGCTGCCCGCAAGGGTACGCCAGTGCAACGGTGAAGGCTCATTATCCCCTGGCGCCAAACTGGACCCGCAGCCCTGAGCTGGGGCACGATAGCGAAGTGCCCCTGATCTATGTGCAGTGCGCCGCGTGCAAAACCGAAGAGCCCGCGACCGATAACGACGGCAAGCCGGATATCCCATCGCACTGGCGCGCGCTTTGGGCGGAGAGCAATCCGAAGTATGAGCTGTACGCGTGCTCGCCCTCATGCCGGCGAATCACGAGCTACGCGCTCGTGCAGTCCTACCCCGAAGATCACATCATGGAACGCCGTGTGGAATGTCTAGCGAGCCACGCTTGAAGATCGTGATCGTCGAATCGCCGTACTCCGGCGAGGTAGAGGATAATGAAGCGTACGCCGAAGCGTGCTTGTTCGATTCGCTTCTGCGCGGAGAGAGCCCGTTCGCCAGCCACTTGCTCTACACGCGGGTGCTGGACGACACGATCCCTGAGCACCGCACACTTGGGATGCTCGCTGCGCGCGAGATCATGCTCCGCTCCGATCTCACGGCGGTCTACATGGACCGCGGGCTCACGGACGGCATGAAAGAGGGGATCAAGCACGCACGCTTGCACCACCGTCCCGTCGAAGAGCGTTGGCTCAGTCGCTACACCCCCACGGGCGGGTCGAGCGGCGTGCGCCCGTAACGATCTTACAGACTCGAAACAGGAAAATGCCGTCATCCCTGGACGTGGCCACTTGGTTTGGCTAAACAGATGGCCGTGGGGATTCATTGGAGTGACAAGCCTTATCACGCATCGCATTGGTGGGAAGCACATGGCGGGCGTGTTCGTTGCAAACTCTGTTGGATGGAACGGTCTAACATTTTCGTAGGAGCGCGGTTCCAATGCGACGCCTACGAAAAGAAACCGGCGAAACGTCCACGACCGTTACACGTAGGGCAAAAGCAGCCCCGCGTCTGAATCCGGCAACTGACAACTTAGGGGAACGGTACTCATGGCAAGAGCCACGATTGTGTTCAAAGACGCGCCTAGTGGGACGGCGCTTCTACGCATCGGTCCAATGGAGCGATGGTACGGCAAGGATCACTTGCCGCTCCCCGCACTAGAACCACCGCGTGCTGTCATCGAACGGTACAAAGCATGTAAGACTGCGGATCGTGTCGAGCCTGAGCACCGCCGAAGTCGATGAGCTGATCCTCGAAATGCAGGGGGCCGAAGACGACCCCTACTGGCAAGCCCTCTACCAAGAGCTTCTAAAGAATGATCTTTGCTTGTTCGCAAAGGATATTCTGGGGCTAGAGATCGGGCCGCATCTCATGGATTGGGGCGACCTGATTCACGACAACCGCCGCATCGCAATCAACGCGGCTCGTGACCATTCGAAGAGCACGTTCTTTTCGTACGCGTACCCGATCTGGCGCGCATGGTCTGAGCCCGGCTGCGAAGTGTACATGTTCAGCGCGACGCTCGATGGTGCGATGGAATTCCTCGATATCATCATCTACGGACGCGACAACTTGAAGGGGATGATCGATATCCCTGAGTTGCAACACTTGGTTCCGCAGAACGAAGGCAAGGGCACGCGCACGCGCTTGAACCGCAGCGACGCACGGCTCACCAACGGCTCGCGCATCCGGGCCATCGGCTACGGCAAAAAGGTTCGCGGTCGTCACCCCAAGTACATCATCGCGGACGACGTTCTAAACGATGAGGATATGTGGAGCGAGACCGTCCGCAAAAAGAACATCGAGTATTTCAAGAGCGCGATCACAAACATGCTCACGCCCGAAGGCCAGCTCGTGTGCGTCGGGACGCCGTACCACGCCGCCGACCTATGGGGCTTCCTTCGGCACAACTCGCAATACGTGTTCAAAAAGTACCCCGGCATTATCCGCGACAAGGATACCGGCGATGAGCGCGCGCTGTTCCCTTGGCGCTGGACGCTGAAACGCCTCTACGACAAGCGCGAAGAGATCGGCTCAGTCAGCTTCACGCGCGAGATTCTGTGCGAACCGATCAGCGATGAGCTGAGTATATTCCCATCCCACTTGTTCCCACCGCTCTTCGACCCCGTGCTCAAAATGCGCCCCTCGCTTGCGGAGATCAAGCAACGCGGCTGGCAAACGTACATGGGCGTCGATATCGCGCGCAGTGCCAACGTCGGCGCCGACTACTTCGTTGTCTACACCATCGCCAAGGATCGTCAGGGCAATGTGATCCCCATCGAGATCAACCGCACCAAGGGCTTGCCGTTCAACGCGCAGCTAGAGCAAGTCACGCGCGACGCACTGGCGTATGACCCCGGCCTGATCTTCATCGAGTCGAATGCGATGCAACAGATTTACACGGATGAGATGCGGCGCTTGACCGATCTCCCCGTCAAAGAGTTTGTCACGCTCGCGACGAACAAGTACCCGCTCGACCGTGGCGTTCCGGGGCTCCGCATCCTGCTAGAGAACCAGAAGGTGATCATCCCGCGCGGCGACGCGTACAGCCGGCAGCAAACGGATATCTGGATCGAAGAAATGTCGATGTTCGGATACATCGAAGGCAAGCTCCAAGGCATCGGCGCGCATGACGATACTGTTATGGCGTGGTGGTTTGCGAACGAAGCGGCCAAGGCTGGCGGCTTCTCGTTTGCGTTCGGCGACGAAGACGAAGACGAAGGCGACGAAGACGATGAGGGCGGCGATTGGGAAAGCGTCATGCTAGGCGAAGACGAAGACGACTCCGCGTTCGGCACCTAGATCCCTTTGAGCTGTTTCTTGTCGGCGAGCCACTTCGGGATCTGCAAACAGCAAAGCGCCGTGCGGCTACCGTACGCCTCTTGCAACGCTTCGACGTTCAACGCTTCGAGCTGGCTCTTCGGGAGCCACACGACCTTGCCTTGGGTCATAACGCGAAAGGCGCTCTCACTCTTTGAGAGCACCTTGTCGATATCGATTTCGATGGTGGGGGTCTTCGCCACCCGCGGAACCTATCGTGATCAATACTCTGACGCGAGCATGATGGTGAGCACGCGCACCGTGCTGGGATCTGCGGCGTTCTGCGCCCCCAAGCTATAGCTGGCGTCGGCGTAGTAATCGAACTTCCAGAAGTAGGTCACCCCGTCGAAGTCGAGCGCGCCGAAGTCGTGCTCGCCGTGGGGGTCGTTCCCATCGAGCATGCCGGCCTCATCGAAGGCGTCGTAGCCCTTCACGAGCTGCATGAGCCCGCGCAGCTTGTCGACGGGCAGCGCATCTACGCCCGTGGTGGCCACGAGCCGGCAAGCGCCGTGCTTGCGCGCGTGGTCGTTTAGCTCTGAGATGGTGCTCATGATGTTCGGCTCTCTTCCTCTAGGTCGGCAAGGCGCTCGTGGGCGGCGTCCAGCTCCGTGAGCAACGTGTTCACGTCGGTTTCGTAATCGTAGAACTTGGGGAATGGGGACACGACTTCGGCCTCATCGACCTTGCGTTCACACGCGAGGCAAAAGCCGTAGCCTTCGTAGTCTGCGCGGCTCATGTCGACTTCGCCGAAGCAACCGTGGATGTGCACGAATCGCTTGATTGACATAGCCGTGAGCCGCGCCCTGATCTTCGCGTGGTTCATTAGAGCACCGCCTTGCAAAAGCGTTTAGCGGCGGCGAGGGCCTTGCGTGCGTCCGGGTACATGGCGCCGTAGGTGTCGTACTGCGGGTCGTTCACGGCGGGCTTGAACGACGGGCCTACCTCGAAGTGGAACTCGCAACCAGCAAGCGGGTGCCCGCTGCGGAACGTGAGCACGTACTCTTCGGTCCCGACGCGCACGTAGTTGGTTTGGCACGTGCCCTGGTCGACCAGATCGTACATGCACTCCAGAGAGCCGACGGTATTCCCGTCCAGAAGCACGGACTGTTCATGGGTCTCGCGATGCTCGCCGGGGACGGGCTTGGTGAAGCTCACGCCGTGCTTGGCGGTCTCAGTCGCAACGCCAGCCACCGCGCCGGTCTCCCGGTTGAATAGCTGCACGGCGAACTTGCCGGGCTGGTCGAGCACGGTGCCCTTTGCGCCGTTGCACTCGACTACTTCGTACTTGAGCCCTTGGCCCCGGTACTCGACACAAATCTCGTAGTTGATGGCCCGCTGCGCTTCGTGCTTCGTGCTGAAAATCCGTACTCGCTTGAATGTCTTTGTCTTGCTCATGGTCATCGTCCCTTCCCTTTCAAGATAGACGACCGATCGGCTACGGCCAACCGCAGACCAGTGAGGCGGATTACCAAAGCGCCAGAATCTTGCTTACCATGAACGCATGCGATTCACTCGACCCCATGCGTGGTGGGAGCACTTCATCGCTCGCTGGCGGCTAAAGCGGCGCTAGTTGGTACGGAGCCGGCGGAAAGTCGCCTCGTGCCCGTACGCCTGGACGGCGCCGGTCGGGCGCTTGTCGACGGGCGTGATCTCGCGCACGCACACGGCCCACTTGTGGCTGCGGCGTAGCGCGTTCATCCCCAAGCGGACTAGCTTCTCTTGGCTCGTCCAGCGGTAGACCGCTTGCTTGCCGTCGTACGTGATCCCCACGAGCATGGCGATCGGCGCATCGCGCGCGGTTCGATAGAAGACTTCCGTACCATCCGGCATGATGGCCATGTAGTCCTGTGAGTAGCCTTGCTTGCACACGGGGCACGGGGCTTGGGGGGTCGTTTCGGTGTTCATCGGGGGTTCTCTTTCTTGGCGTCCTCGCGCCGAACCTACCCCAATGCACCGCCTACGGTCAACTAGGCAACACTCCAAAGCCAGTCATGCACTTCAGCCGTGCCCATGCGCGGGAAGCGATAGCGGAGCACGTCGTCACGGTCGCGGAGCGCAGTCTTCCACCGCGCCCAATGCTTGCCACGGGGCCGCACGATGGGATGCCCGCCTTGGCCCCCGTAGTGGCTCCCCTCCCCTTCGAAGCGCCGCACGTAGGGATTGCGCGTCGTGTGCCCGCGGTTCGTATGCGCGTCGACCCGGCACCCCGTGAGCCCTTGCTCGCAAAGCGCGTCGCGTAGCTCATCGGCAAAGCCCCCGTCGCCGCCAGTATCCCCCTGAGCCGTGCTGCAACAGTAGAGCGTGACAACCGGCGAGTCGTCTATCGACACCGCAGTGATATGCCGCGCGAGGGCCGACAAGTGATTCAGCCGAAAGCCAAACTGCACCCCCGTGCGCCAGCCGTGCGCGAAGATCGCCAAGTGCCGAAGCTGACTCGTGCCCCCCAACGCGTGAATCAGCTCGTGACGGCGAACGTGGTTTGTAGCCCGGTTGTCGACGCACACGACGCGGCCCGACAAGCCTTGCCCTTCCCAATAGTCAACGAACCGATGTGCTTCTGGGATGAACGCGCGCGACGCATCCCGCTTCCCCTTCGTATCGTGCAGCGGTGCAATCGCTAGCACCTCTTCTCTCCCCATGGTCACCCCCTCAGTGTCTTCAATCGATACGCTAACTCCGCATCGCTCATATCTACATCGTAGTCTTGGGGCTCGCCGTGCTTGAAGGGGTTCAACTTGCTGGGGTGCGTTTGGCCGGAGACTGACACGCGGGCTTCGACCATCATCGGCAAGCGTTCGCGCATCGCGAGCTTGAACTTCTCTAGGTCGAAACCGCGCGCCACAAGCATCAGCTCGATGTGCAACACGTCGCTCATCTCATTGGGCGTGATCTCCGCTTCGAGCACGCCGGGGTAGGCGAGCACCATTTCCTGTAGCGAGCGGATCGTGTAGGCCACGCCCCAGAATGCCCGCAAAGCCAGAGATTCACCACGCCCCACGGGAAACTATACGGCGCGTTTGACACGATAGACGGCGTGCCGTAGTGTTTGGAGTGAAGGGTAGAGAGACCATGAGCAAACCAATCGTTATCGAAGTCAGCACCGTTTGCCGGAGCTGGACCAATCAACACCCCGCCCGATTCGTCGACCCCCGCACGGGCAAGCCCATCGAGAAAGACTCGTGGGGCCACGCCATGACCTACCAGAGCGAAGACTCTGCGCGCGAAGTCGCCTACGAGCGCGACTACGATGTGGTGGGATGCGACTACGTGCAGCACGTCGTCTAACAACTTCGGGCGAGCGCACGCTTTGGTCGGCGAGCGCACGCCCACGGGGGCACTCCGTAGTATCCCTTCAAGACCTCTACGGGCGCCTACTCGACCCCTCAGAGCATGCTGTTCTGGGGGGTCACTTTTTTGTATGGTCCGCGCATGGTCGACCCGCCACCGTTCGAAGATCCCGACTCCAAGAACATCGTGCCGCCCGAAGACGTGGACGCCTTTTGCCCCATACACGGATGCGTCGCGACGATCACGCTAGAGCGGAGCTACGGCGCCTACGTGATCACGTGCGGGAAGTGCGGGCAGCCGTGCGCAGTGCACGCACATGTTGACACGCCCACAAGCCGGCGTTAGCTTCCGGTCATGCCTTTCCACCATTGACGGTCGCGCGACTGACGCGCAGCAAGAGAACACTTCGCCCCAACTCGCTTCACCGCGGCTTGGGGCTTTTTGCGTGGGTAGCTCATCGGAAGAGCGACGGGATGCACCTAGTGCTGCCCCGGAGGTAGGTGGTTCAATTCCACCCCCACGTACCAAGGCGTCGTGTTCCAACGGCCAAGATACGGACCCTAATGAAGTCCGCGATGGGGGTTCGATTCCCTCCGACGCCGCCAAGCTGTACGTAGTGACCCGCGACGATCTCCCGCCGGGGCTCGCCGCAGCTCAGCTTGGGCATGCGCTCGTGGGCTACGTGCTCGCTCAGCCCGCTCAGGCGGCCCGCTGGCACACGCGGAGCAATAACCTCGTGTGCTTGGCCGTCCCGACCCTAGAGGCCCTAAGCGGGCTCGTGGAGCGCCTTGCCGGCGCGAGCGTGCCAATGCTCTGCTTCCACGAGCCCGACCTAGGTGGGGAACTCACGGCGGTTGCGGTTGCGCCAAGTGGTGCCCGGCTACTCGCATCGCTCCCCCTCGCGCTCCGCCAAGTCAGCCAAGATGAGGGGCCGGTAGTGCTCAGCGAGGGCACGAGCGATACCGCCGGGTAGGTCTACCGTGCGGTCATCGTAGACCCGGCAAGCCCAGAGCTTGTTGAACACGCCTAGCTCTGCGGTGTAGTAGCCCATGATGAGATAATCGGGCTTGGGCAGCTCCCGCTCGATACAGATTTCGAACCATTGCGGCTTCATGCCCTACTGACGCGGAGCCCCCGGCCCCTCTGACACCCTTCTGCCCCTTTGGTGAGATAGCTCACTTGGCGTTGTACGGTCCACCGTCTACGATGAAAGCCATGAAGGGAACGAAGACCATGGACCGATTCAAGCTAATGGGCGCGTTGCGCCATCTCATCGTGCGCATCGAAGGGCTCGAAATGAACCACTGCGAAGAGCGCGACCCCGCGGAGAGCAAAGAGCTTCGCCGCCAGCACAATGCGCTTCGCGCGCAGTACACCGCGGTTGTCGCCAAGCTCGGCGGTCACCCCACGATCGGCGAATGGGCCGACTTCCAAGACGCCAAGCGGAACGGGAGTGCGTCATGAACACCCTCGAAATCGTCAAGCACTACCAACTCCCTGAGAACGTCAAATGGACCAAGGATAACGGCGCGGCCCACGTGTATGACACGCGCGAAGAGGCCAAGGCGTTCCAAGGCGTGATCGACGAAGCACTCGGGCACGGTCACGCGGCAACCACGACCACCCGCTGCGCTTTCTTTGGGGAGCCGGAATGCGGCTGGACCGTCGCGCTCGACTTCCACGGCGGGACCAGCGGCGGCTACTGCACCGTCTTTCCCGCGGAGAGCTTCACGGTCGCCCAAGCGAACCACGAGCCCCTTACCGAAGACGATATCGACGCGATCTGCGCAGAGTACGACGACGAAGAGATCGCCAAGCGCCGTCGCCTCTACAAGCGACTCGACTCACTCTGCGAGCACATCGAATCCCTGGAGCACCAAGCGCACGATACGCGCATGGAGCTGGAGGATATTGAGAAGGGCATCATCGCAACCGCCAACGAAGAGCTTTGGGAGATTTAGGCCATGAGCACCGACAACGACACCACCCAACCTTTCGACTTCGACGCGCCGACCGAACAGCGCGAGCCCGCAGTGTTCACCAACTGGAATGAGGCCGCGCGCACCGCTCGCGTGCTCACGGATCGGGCCGCGAGCCGCGTCTTCGTGGTCCAGCACGACCGGGACCAGCACGGGCGATTCGTGATCCGCATCTTCAACACCGAAGGCGCCAAAAAGGTGGCGCTCGGCATGCTCCAAGAGCGCGACTTCCGCCGGCACCTAATCTCGCATTTCCAGGTCGGCGACGGCGTGCACTACAGCCACCCCAGCGACGTGTACCCGGCGACCGTGCGCAAGGTGAGCAAGAGCGGGCACATGATCTGGGTCAGCTCGGATCGCATCGCCAAGAGCGAATGGGATGAGAGCTTCGGCCCTCGCGCCCGGCTCTACGAGCCCGTCGAAATGCCGGAGTGCGAATGGCGCTGCTTCACCCGCCGCCAAGACGGCGAATACCGGGCCAAGGGCCACACGAGCCCCGTGCTCGGCTTCGGACGTGACTTCAATCAGCCTAGGGAGATATGAGCCGCAGAATCGACGTGCGGGCCATACTCGCCGATCCCCAGCTCCGCCGGGAGCTAATGGTCGGCGTGATCGTGGCCACGCAAGCCCGTGAGGGTATCGAGACCACGCGCGAGCAAGCCGAACGAGCCTACGATCAGGTCCAGCTTGACGACCGTATACGGCGTGCCGTACACTCTAGGGGAAGGGAACGAAGACCATGAAAACCATTATCCGCTACACCACCGCGCACATCGACTACGACTACAACTACACGACCCACTTGGGCATCGTGGCCCACGACAAAAACGGCAAGCCCGTGCGCAAGGTGCGCATCGAAGCGGGGCGCGCTGACTACCAGTGCGGGCGCTACGGCTCCGGCATGTGCAACGCCATCGATGAGCACGACTACCAAGAGCAAGTCGGCTACGGATGGATGGTCCCCGTCGCAACCGCCACGATCGCAGTGGACGACCTTGTGCGCTTGCGTGAGACCCTTGCCGACGTTCTGGACGGCATGGCCACGGAGCGCATCTCTTCCGAACGCGACGCACGTGATGAATCCGATCGCTACGATCGCGGCTACAGCCAAGGCCGTGCGCAAACGCTACAAGACGCGATCGGGCCGATCGAAGTGCTCCAGGCGCTACTATGCGACGCCGAAACCAAAGCCGCGTCATGACCCGCCATCGCATCGAGCTAGCCACGGTTATCCTTTGGCTCGCCGTCGAAGCCCTAGCGACCCCCAGCGCGGCGGTTGCTCAGGCCCCCGTGTGGGCCTTCACCGATGCCAAGCGCCAGTACCAAGACAGTGCCGACGCCGCCGGCCCCAACTACGATCGCATCCCCGTGCTCTACCGGGAGCGGGCGCTGCGCTCGGAGCTGGCGTACACCGCATGCGTGGCGACCTACAGCATCGGCTTCGCGGACGATCCTCGATGGACCAAGAACGCCATCCGCAACACGTGCGTCGACACTCAGCCGCAGTGGGGCCAGTGGCTCGACTTTGAGCTGCGCGAGACCGGCGCTTTCCCCCCGGCCTACTTCGGCCAAACGGCCATCTCCGTGCTCCACGTGAAGCGCGTGCACCGGGTCATCCGATTCACGCTTCGCTCACTCACGCCCGCGGATGCCAAAACTCGCCTAGTGCTACGCAAGTACGTGGTCCCCGCGCTAGTGCGGGAGCTGCGCGAGGCCCAGAAGGCCCACGAGATCCCCCCAACCGCCCCCAAAGGATAATCATGAAGCTCACACCCGCCCATCCCATGCCCAAGCGAAAGGCCCGCATCGAAGCACGCGAGCTAGCGCGCAACGATGAGATCATGGTCGCCACCGGGGGATATTCGCGTATCACCGAAGTGGGCTTCCGCGACGGCAAGATCATGGTCACCACGGAGACCGGCGAAAAGACCCTCATGCGCCCGTCGACACTCGTAGCGATTCAGCGATGAGCGCCGAACCCTTCGACCCCGACACGCTGATCGAAGCCGGCCTAGCTCAGCTTGCCGATACCAAGCGCGCCATCGATGAGCTGAGCACGTGGATCAAGGAACAGCCCAGCCCCGATGCGGCCGTGACGGCGCTCGTGGCGGTCTCGACCATGCTGTTATCCCGTGCTCCAAGCGACCGCCTACGGGACCAAACGCTCGCGCGCGCCGACCTCTTGCTGCGCTTCCACTACGGCCTTGTGATCGACGATGGGGGCGCCCTCGACCGCCTTGCCGCAGCCAGCCCCGAAGTCTCCGAACTGCGCGAAGACCAGATCAAGGCACTCATGGATCGGCTCTTTGAGAACTTCCCGCTTGGGCAGTCCGTGCCGGAGAGCGAGGATAACGGGGATGGGTGATATCTACGGGATCGCGCAGCTCGTGCTCACCATGGTGAAAGAGCGTGGCTGGGTCGTCCGCTACGAAAGCCCCGAAGCCGAAGCGCGGGGGATAATGAAAGAGGATGCGCGCATGGAAATGGACGGCAAGTGGGAGTCGCCGTGCTTGTGCGATCCGTGCGCCGTGAAGGTGAAGCTGCGGGCCGATGAGCTGCGCGAAGAGCGCGAAGGTGCTTGACCTTCACGCGATCCTTTGGCTATTGCTCGCCGTGGCGTGGTGCTCGACACCCGGCGACTCGGTTATCCTCGAAGCCCCCGCGTTCACAGTCGACAACGATGCGCAACGTACGGGCGAGTAAGCTGAAAAAGGGCGACGCGATCGAAGGCCACCACCGGGTGACCGAAGTGATCAAGGTCGGCGACTACCACGGCGAAGACGGCGTGACTCAGCTCGCCGGGCTCTACGTGCTCGTGACGATGCGCTTCGAAGCAGATCACGGCGCCTACTTCCAAGAGACCCGCACGTGGTATCCCGGCGAAGAGATCGTGCCGATCGTGCGCAGCAAAGAAAGGAAAGGATAATGAAGCGGGAGATCACATGCGCGAAGTGCACGGAACGCTGGCGCGCAATGGTGGGCAAGTACCCCGGCGAAGAGATCAAGCTCGTCGAAGGGAGCACCCTCAAAGACTTCATTTGCGACGGTTGCGCGGTCCCGCTCCCCAAGGGCACAACCGTGCACGCGATGAGCCTCTACACGGAGCGCACGCCGTACTTCCCATGGGAAGACGACTTCATTGCGCGGGAGCCCGCCTTCCGCGGCCTACGACCGCTTCTCAAAGAACGCGCAAAGGATAACGATGCCAAAGAATGACGAAGTGATCCCCGCAGACCCCGGCGATATCGTCACGGGGGACAATCCCATTGTGGGCCTAGAGCTAAAGACCAAAGACGGGACGCCGCACACGTTCCACATGACGACCCGCAAGGCTCGCGCGTTGGGGCTCCGGCTTATCAAGTGGGCCGATGAGCTAGACGCGGAGCAAGCCGCAAGGGATAACTAGATGCCCACTGAGAACCGACCCACCGTCAAGCTCGTAGGCTGCGACGGCAACGCGCTCTCGATGCTCGGCCGCTGCCACAAGGTGATCAAGCGCGACTGGCCCCAAGAGCGGTGGAAGGCGTTCTGCGCCGAAGCGACGAACGGCGACTATGACCACGTGCTCCAAACCATCATGGAGCACTTCGAAGTTGAGTAGCCATGGCCGACCCTGATTATCCTTCCGAAGAGACCATCGCCAAGATCAAGGAATGGCGCGATACCGATGGCCCCGGCCTGGTCGCGTTCCTACGTGAGCAATGGACCTTCCCTGAATACTTCACGGTCGACGATGGGATCGCGTACATGAGCACGGCCGGGTGGAGCGGCAACGAAGAGATGGTCGAAGCTATCCCGCCCATGTGGTGGTCTCTGCACTGGCGCGCGAGTCAATGGGGCGGCCACCATATCCTCCGGCTCGACCTGAGCGATCACCGCACCGTGAAGATCACCGTGCCCGACTCCGAAGGATAATGAAAACCTTTGAGCCTCATGACCGCGTTCGCCTACTGCACCCCGTCGCGGGCTGCACGCTGAGCGGCACGGTCATGCGCTCGACTACGCTACGCGGCAAGCCCGCCGTGCTCGTGCAGATCGATC